GCTCATTACCGCCGGTGTAGAAGGTTATTGGTAGGTATGTACCTGTGCCGCTTATTCCAGACGTTGTTCTAACTTCACTTGTGGTAACGCCAAATGCAGCAAATGACGAGTTCGACAAATCAGTACTGTTGGTGTATGCAAACAAACGTGCATCAGTACTTGTGCCGTTTGGTATTAAGTTAACTTGTGTATTGCCGTTTGTAGTGCTTGATTGAAACGCTACACGGTTTGCAACAGTCGCATTGCTAAAGTCACCAGTAATACGATTGCCTGTGCCGGTGAAGGTCAGGTTGCCGCTATCAGAAAGAGACGTAAACGTACCCGCAGCAGGCGTGCTCCCACCAATCACAGCATTATTGATCGTGCCAGCGGTAATTGCTGTGCCTGCGCCAAGAGTCTTATTTGTCAGCGTGACGCTTTGAGACGCTTCAATTTTGTCGTTATTTAGATTGGTAAAATTGGAATCCACTTCATTATGAGTAAGTGGACTGCCTTTGCCAGCGCGAGTAACAATCGTAGTCATATTGCAATCCTTTAGGCCAGCGTAACAGATAGATTCCCAGATGTAATACGGAAAATGTCACCAGTCTCAATAACCTTGCTGCTATCAAGCGGAGTATGGAATAGTAGATTGCCAGTGCTAGACGCATCCCACAACCCAATGTGGGTGATCGTTCCCCAGTTTCCAGTTGCTTGAGGAAACTCAACATTGGCATTATTTGTAGTTACGCCGTTACTAGGCGCACCAAACGTCACCGCAGTGCGTGCATAGGAACCACCAGAAACTTCAGTACCGCTTCCTGCATCAGTCGGGTCTGCGGTGTGCAGTGCAACATATACGGTGCTAGGGCTTGTATATGATGTGTTTCGGAGGGTTGCGTTAATTAGCGCATTTTCCAGATAATTCGACATTTCAGACATGATTTACCTCGTAGCAAGAGTTATTGCGATAGGAGAGGCAGAGTATTCTCCCGCATCATCGCTGGTTGAAATTGCGCCAATTGCGCGATCATACAAAGATGCCCAGGTCTGCAATCGAGCATCATTCATTAGATAAGGCTCTGCTTCAGCAAGACTTGCATAAAGCAATGCGTCAACACAGTTAGCAAGGAATATATTGCTTGAATTGCTATCGCTTAGGTATGTAGGCGCAGCGTAATAGAGCATCCTTACCGTATATGACGAATCTGGAATCGGAGCAAGCTGAAACTCTGTTGCAAGAATCGTATAAAACACCGGAATACCAGATTCTGATGTGCGTGCATTCCTAAAGAAAGCAGATGGGCTTTGATAGTTGATTGTTGATGTAGGGCTACCATCAAAGTGAATATCACGCAGTTGAAGAAAATCAGTTGGCAAAGATACCGTTGAATCTCCAGGGGTAGTGGTTGTAGTTACTACCTTCAGCATCTGGCGAATACGCAGCTCTCGACGCAGACGATCCTCAGCAAGACGAATGAAGTCTGGAATGGCAGAAGTGAGATCAGACCGCGCCAGATAGTTGGCAACGGTTGTTTTCAAGTCACTGTAGTTAGTTAGGGCCATTATTAAATTCCTTCAGCGTTTCGTCTTCTACGTCTTCCCAACGATGTTCCCGCGCTCCAACGTGACCAATGTGCATCGACAATTCGTGGTCAACATAAGTGTCGTGTCCAGCATCAAAAGCCTTAATGCAGAAGTGAACATCCTCTCCAATGATTCCATTTACTCCCCACGGAGCATCAAACCAGGGCTTAGGAATCGATTCAAACACTTCCTTGCGAATCATCACAGCACCAAATCCAATCGCAGTAACTTTCTCAATTCCCTCTTTACCGCGACTATCAATCTTTTCCCACCAGTGGGATTTATTTCCGTTTTTCTCTTCGATATGCAGGTTTAGTGCAGTAGGAAGAATCGGAGGGCGACGAGTAGTAGCATTAACTCCAACAATTCCTACTTCTCGGCTAAGAAGGATGTTCACCATATCCTTCGGAAATCTCATGTCGCTATCAATGAACAGAACTGCATCGCAGCCCTCGCTCAGAGCAACATCTACAAGTTTTTCACGCTGATCAAAAATCAGTGTTCCTGGCATTGTGTACATCATCAAACCATGCCCTTCTTGGGCGCATCGAGTCTTTACGTCGTAGGCAACCATCTTTGCAAAATCAAACGCAAAACTGGTCATAACTTCATCGCGGCAGGGTACGCAAACTCCGACTTTCATAGGTTTCCTTTGTAGGTTTTACAAGCAATGCCAATTTCAGTAGTGTTCAGCCACTTTGCAAATGCAGTGTCATCCATAATCGCAAATCCACGCATCACACCCATTTTATTCAGTTCGTCAATGACAGTGTGCGGAATGCGAGCTACATGGTGCATATCCCTTACAAATCCAGTTCGTTGTTTGTCTGCATCTAAGTCAATCTTGTTTTGTTCAAGAATGTTTGAAATATCCTGAGAAGTCTCAATCACTACCTTGTCATCTAAGGCGTGAAACTTCTGGATTCTTGTCCCATCGTTAAAGATGATATTTGACATTTAATCCTCACAAAAATGGGGAGAAGTTTCCTCCTCCCCACCTCTACATCATCACAGAGCCATATTCAAGTCAGCGATAAGTGCGTGAGCAGCTTCATTCTTGACTTCAAGCGTAGCTTCGACCAACAGCTGGGTCTTGTCGCTATCGCCAGCCTTAGCCAGTTCGTTAGTCTGGAACGGACGCAGATACGCAACAGCAGCGTACTCAGGATCAAGCACAAAAGCATCACGAGCGCGCATAAAGCGGTTCGGCACAATAGACAGCATACCGAAGTCGCTCATATACACGTCAGCAGCACCAATAATGGTGGTCGGCATATCAGCAGGAGCAGCAAAACGCTGTGCAGCGATACCAGCGAATGACGAAACCTTCTGCTTACCCGACGGGCCAACCATCAGCACCTTAGGATTGCCACCAGAAGTGAACACGCTAGCAACAGCATCCTTCAGCAACTGCTCGGTGAAGGTACGCTGAGTACCATCGGTACGAGTCGAGACACCGATAGTGGTCGGGTTGTTGGAAGATGTAACAACACTGGTGTTAGTAGTGAGCCACGACAGCAAACCTGCCATCTTACGAGCCGTCGAGTTCGACGAACCAGCCGAACGACCTTGGTTAGCCAACAGGATGGTTTCCAGATCGCGCTTGATTTCAGCCGAAGCCTTGGCGAGTTGGTAAGCCTTTTCCGACTTGCGGCCAGCCTTGTTAACCGTATCCAGAGTGCCAGAGACCTTGATGGTCTTTTGCAGGATCTGGGTATAGTTACCGAGACGAACGGTCGGAGTCAGCGTAGCGTCCGAAGCGTCAGCACCTTCAACAGCAGCGTTGTTGGTGGTAGCAGCGGCCAAGCTATCAGTCTGCCATTCGTGATAAACGGCGGTAGCCTTGGTCTTGCCAATCGACGATTGGAACGGAGTTTCCGTCGGTGAGATGTTAGCAATAACATCGCTTAGGTCTTCACGCTGACCAATAGCGTCTTGAGCATTATAAATAGCCATGATTTTATCCTTTACAAAAATCGTTCAAAAATAGCGGCAGCGTCAGAAACCTTTCCAGATTGACGTAGACGAGCCTTATCTCTTTTAAGTCCATCTGCTTCGGAAGATTTGGCTTTAGTAACGCCAGGCTTCAGAATCTTTGGAGCCTCGGAAACCTTTTTAGTTACCTGTGGCTTAGATTGCATGAGCTTGTCGTACTGCATCGCCTTATAAAGCACTTGTACGTGTCGCGAGTCATACACTTGTGAGAGTTCTTCATCGGAATACCCAAGACCATTCGCAAACTTACGCAAATCGGTTCGGATAGCTTGGCCGCGTTCTTGATCGGCGAACTCCGGTAGAGCCTGTGACAGCTTTGCCATCTCATTCTGGACAAACTGGCTTAGGTTTTGCTGATACTCCGCTTGTTGCTGTTGAGCAATGCGTTGTTGTTCAGCACGAACCGCATACAGTTGCTTTTCCTTCTGAGAGAGTTCTGCGACCTTTACGGCATAGCCAATAGGGTCAATGTCTTTAAGACTTTCCAAGTCATCCTCGGGCTGCTGTTGCGCCAGGAATTGTTCGATGGCTTGCAACCTTTGGGCGTACGCATCTCGCAGTTGTCGCGACTCCTCAATCGCACTACGTTCAGCCTCAATAGCCTTACGTTGTTCAGCGATTTCTTGAGTCTTCTTGGTGTAATCAGCACCTAGTTGATAAGACTTCACCAGATCATCAAGGGTCACATCCTTTTCTTCGCCTGCCGCTTTGATACGGTAGACAGGTTGTTCCTCTGCCTCATCGGAGTCTTCAACATAGTCAGATTCATCATCAGAATCTTCTTGGGCCTCAATTTCCTCGGATTCATCCGGTTCGTTAACTTGCTCTTGCGAGGGTTCGCCACCGTCCATCAACGAGAGAAATCGGCTTGCAGCGTCATTTACCGTCAGTTCGCCACTTCCCGATTCGGGAGTCATGGTGTTTTCCATTTATCTTCCTTTTTCCAGATTCGTCTGGAGACGTTTACTAGCAATATGCTAGAAAATCTTTAATCGCTTGCGCTCAATTTCTTGTTGGTGTGCAAGTGATTCAATTTGTGCTTTGAATTCACGGATTGAACATAGTTTCGTGTATGCAGAATTGCGAGTATCGAAGTCGAATTCATTTGAATTTGCCCATCTATTCATTTCACGAGATTCCATATCATTAAAAATCTCTTGAAACATTGGGTCAAGCAACAGATTCTTAGCCCAATCGCATTTATTCATGGCTAACCCTTAATAAGTGAGTTAATTGTATCAATTGCCTTCAATACTGTATCAGATTGAGCCACATCAGCATTACCGTTAGCAACAGCGGCTTCCAATTCCAATTTAATCTGCTTCAACGCTAGTTCTGCTTCCTTAATTCGGATAGTGGCAGCATCATTCTGTGCCTTCATCGTCATCTCAGCCGACTTGCGAGTGATCTCCAATTGCATCTGCTCGCGGTCTAGTTGCACCCTGGCAGCGTCAGTCTGTGCGCGGAGTTGATTCTTCTCGCGTTCTACCTGTGCCAGCAGTTGTGCAGCCTCAGTATTCGGATCAGGTTGCTGTTGAGAGGCTTGTTGCTCCAGCATCGCGTCTGTCTCGGGCGTGACTGGCTTAAAGTAAGAGTCCACATCCTTAATACCAGCGGCCTCGACCATCTTCGACAGGGTATTGCGATACTGAGAAACAGATACCAGCGGATTAGCGGGGCCGAATCCCTTGAGGATTTCCTCTTGCTTCGCCAGAACCATCTGCAACATGGCAAGTTGTTCGTTGCGATTGCCATTGCCAAGCCCGACGTTGATAGTTACGTCGTATGAGTTCTTCCATGTACGCGGGTCATAAGGCACATATTTGCCCCTG